AATAATGGAAAGAGTATCCTTATACTCTGCAATACAATCCACTCGACCTGCTACCTTATATTTATCAGAATAGAGTCCACATTCTTGTGCATGAATGTTATTAATATTACCCAATGCTTTCCTTCTTAGTTCTTTGAATAAACACCAAGGAAGAAAATTCTTTGTATGCTCTGCAAATTTTTTAGGAAATTCTAGGTGAACATTATTAAGATAATCTTCACACATATAGTGGACTTTAGTTCCTCTTGCAGCTGCAGTACGAGCAACATGGTTGGCAACTTCATTACCAACACGTTTACGCCACTCAAACAATCCCTCTTTATTGCGGATTGAAAGAACAGTTGTTATAGAAGGATATTTACTTCCCTCTGGTGTTACGTAGAACCTTTTTCGGTTTATCGTTTCCGTTGTCAGTTCTGGTAGTTTCACTTGGTTGTGGTTGAACATAATTTTTCGCTTTCATTGTATAATTCACATTAACAGTAATATTCTTGTATGATGTATTCCAAGGATTCCAAAGACTGTCAAATTGTGGATTAGACATTTCTTCTCCTTTGGTAAAACACTTTACATTTGATACATCTGCCCAAACGTCATAGTTTATTTTGCGTTTGTATTCTTCAAGTTTAGTCTCATGTGCATATTCTTTTGGCACTTTCCCCCATCCTACTTCTCTGTCCCATTGACGTTGAGTATACTTCATACGTTTCTCATTCTCTCAACAAGACGATCTGCTCGTTTTGTTACTTGACGATACCAAGCACTATCAACCATTTCATCTGCTGCAGCGTTCCAATCTTTGGCATCTACTCCACGTTTCATACCTTTAAATTTACTTAAACGTGGTCGGCCCATATTGAACATCATATTTGCAACGATTTGTTGAACTTCTTCTGGCAGATCATCAAAGTCTGGATAAAGGATTTTACAGTCTTTAATTACTGTTTCAACGTCTTCGTTGAAGACTTCAATACATCTAGTTTCATTAATTGCTGTTCCCACGTCGGCTCCGTGTTCTGGATCACTTTCTCTGACCAAGTGACCGATACCAAAAGTAGGATACCCAAGGTGATCCAAATATATTTCATGAACTATCCCTTCATCAATCTCTAATTGTTTTCTAAGTTTTTCTATATCCATTATTCAATTCCTATTCCTAGTTTGGTTTTGTTGATAAGATAACTACGAACAAAACCAGAGCGAACAATGTCGCCTAAAGTAAATTCTGTGCAATTAAATTCTTCCATTTCTTCTAGAATACGTAAAAAATCATGCAATCCATTTTTCTCATTTGTCTTCTGTAAATCTGTTTGATTAAAATCACCACAAAATACAATTTTAGAATCTTGACCTACCCTCGTAATAATAGTATCTAGCTCATGAAAACTTAAATTTTGACATTCATCTACTATAACAATAGTATTGTCAAATGTCAACCCCCTTAGAAAAGAAGTTGATAAAAAGAACAATGATCCTTGTCCTTTTAATCTATCATATAGAGAATTAAACTGTTGCTCGTTAGGCATCTCAAACATAAACTGTACCATATTCTGATACGGTACTTGATAGAGTGCAGCCTTATCTTCTTCATCGCCAGGCAAAAATCCAATCTCTCTTGTAGGAATGAGAGAACGAACAAGAACTACTCTATCGTATTTTGTTTTTAAATTAAAAACATCTTGTAGTGCTAGATAAAGAGAGACAAAGGTTTTGCCTGTTCCAGCACAACCAAATAGAAACTGGTTTTTCTCTTTCTTCCAAGATGAAAAAACTTGTTTTTGATTGTCAGTAATTGGTTTAATAGTAACTAAACTATTGTGATTGATTTCTTTATTTTTCTTTGTCGCCATGATATATCCTATTTATTAAAGTGAGAGAGGGGGTTTTCTTTCAGGCTCTACCTTAATAACCCCCCCTCTCTGGTGCATGGGCGGATTGACTTCCCAGCTTGCTAGATGCTGTGCATCCTTTGCTGAAGTGTGATCTCTCGCCCGCACCATTATTTAGTTACTAGAGGTTTCTTTTTCTGATGTTTCCTAATCACTTCTTTTGTCTTTAATGATTTGTGTGACTCACCAGTTTTATAGCTATCTGCTAAAGGAGAATTTGGATGAGCAGATGCAATTTGACTCATACGTTCTTTAAATCCATCATCATTTTTAGGCCCTACACCCATAATATGATCCCCAAGAAAAGCTATAGGCATAGGAACTTGTGTAATGGTAGGATGAGTCTTTAGGTAGTTTTCTCTTTCACCCATAGACATAAATTCATCGTATTCTTCACCTGTAGTCATATTTTTAAATCTGTATGTTGGCATTATATATCAAGCTCCATTTGTTTTTCATTTTGAATTTCAACTGCAAGGTTAATTGTAGTATTCAATTCAGCAATACGTTTATATGCATCTTGTAGCTGTCCTTGTAGCTCTTTCACATTATTTCGTAAGATTGCATTTTGTTGTTGGAGACTTAATTTTTCATCAAGATTTCTAGCCCTATATATTTTTGCTTCTTCTGGTGATGTTTCTACCCTAGACTCCTGCATCTTTCTAACTATGTAGTTCGACCGACTTTCCCTTTGCACCTGTTTCTCCTAAAAACCATGCTGGTATCTCACGTTTAGTCCAACGTGCAAATCCAGACTTCTCTATTATGTAGTAATTTTGATATGCTAGAACTGTATCCTCACCCTTGCACAACTCTGGCATACATTGTGGTGGATCAGTGAGAGGAACACCATGAACGATATTAAGAGGTGGCATATACAAAATGTTACGCAACCTTTCAGTAGCATGATGCTTACCATATCGGTGTGTGTACTCTTTCAATAGAGCATCAAAGTGTTTCCACAACCATCTATAATTCTCAGATGACGCACGAACCCAAATGGTACTAGGATGATTCTTGTGAGCCATCTTGTAGAAACCACCACGATCTGCACGATAATCCCCATCAATAACACGATGAGCAGTAGAGAGCATTTGAGCGCTTTCTAGGATCATCTTTACACAATGTTTATCACACATCATCTGTGCAGCAATAACGGGGTCACGGTCTAGATAAAATATGTTCATTTGTTCTTCATTCTTCCAACTCTTCTATTTTATCTTCCAGCTTCTTCTTCTGCTTTTTCAATTTTGCAATATCCTTATGGAGATGATCAAAATCTTTTATCTCAAACAGCTTCGCTTCCATTCGACTTCCAAGAGTTTGTGCTTCTTCAATCAATCCCAACAAATAAGAGAAGTTTAAAGTCTTAGTACATTCTCGCATTTCATCAAGAACACTACACAGATATCTATTCGTCATTTATCACGCTTCCTTACGTGCTCTTTGATAAACTCTACTGGAACCGTTGGATTTAAATCAATCAATTCCTGTTCTGTATATGACTCGGGGCGCCGAACATTGTATTTATTGAACTGTTCATACGCCCAATCTGACATATCTTTTTTGCTTTTAAATTTCATCGACTAAACTCCATTCAACTTCATATCCACCTTTACGATCAGAGAACCAATCGTCTTCTCTGTCGTAATCGTAATCCATTACAAACTCGTAGAACGCATCTGATTCTTCTTCAAAATGTTTTTCAAACTCTTCAACACTGCCGAACTCTGCAATGATATCCTCATCTGGAATATCATAATCAAAATGGCTGTGTACCGTGTGGTATTCAACTTTCTTAATAAGCATTATTCGTTAAACTCCCCATACTTCTCCAAAAGATATTTAGAAACAGTAACACCTTTCTTTTCAGCACGTTTGATGATATACCCTTTACGGGCATCACTCAATTTGTCGTAGTCTTTCACCACATCTTTTGAATATTTTAAGTTCATATATCAAAGTCTCCATATCCCATTACAAAATTTTCTGCACAATCCTCAGCGTATCGTTCACTGTGAATCTTCATACCACGTATTTCAGATCGGCCCTCCATCTTCATATCTACGAAATACTCTTTACTATTAGCATCCCATAGAACCTTTGCAGTACGATCACTATATTCCTCTGAACCTAGATAGGTTGATAATTCTTTCATTTTACTGGGCCACCTTTTTGTCCTACTTCCCAACGATAGAATATGTGATTACCTATTCTTGTCGTTTTGGTTTTAACCTTTGCCCATGCTGGTTTTACATAGTCAGCATGGTAGTGGGTTGCACCATCAGTTATATCTATAAAGTTAATCTTATTATAGACTAAAGATTGTGCAATTGTCAAGAGTCTTTTATAAGTTTTTTTATCTCTTGGTTCATCACTTCTACCATCACACCACCAAGAGAATTGACAACGGTTTTTTATAGGATAAAACTTTGCATCATTGGGATCGGGTGTTTGTCGAGTCTTCCAACTTTCTCTTGTTGGCCCTTGATGTACTACCTCACAAATTGTATTGGGAAATCTTTTATCTTTTACTCTGTTCATAACAACAGAGGATACAGCAAGAAGTCCAGCACTACCTTGACCTCTGGCCTCATGATACATATTGAGTGCAAGACAATCGACAGAAGCACTTTTATCCTCTGGTGCTTCTATCATAGCAGGAGTAAATATCATAAGTCCTGCCGTTACAATTTCTGTGAAATTCATTTTAGAATACTATACAAGCACCGTACAGTGTTCCAAAAATAGCAACAACACCTACTACATCACCAATTTTTATTTTTCCCATGTTACACTCTCTCCTGGCATGATGGTTTCATAATCATTTTCTACGATTACATTTTTGGATATGTTAGTCCAGACGATATCTACACCCATTCCAGCATAATTGGCTGCATATTCTTTACTCAGAATACCTTCATCAACAAGAGTTCCCATTGATGGTGAACCACAAAACAACCGACCAGCAGATGAAACTTTACGAGTTTCCAAAATTAACTCAAACGGATTAACTAGGTCTGTCATTTGAGGTAACAAGCTCCTGTCCATTGGATAGGGTATCCACCGTCAAGGATATTTCCTCGAGCAGCATTTCGAGCAGGGGCAGTCCAACTAGCAGGCATCAGAATATCACCCAATTTGAATTTTTTGTCATTCTCAACACCGACAACAAACGCCTTAACACCACCACCTTCTTCAAAGATTTTGATGTACTTCTTACCATATGAAATGGTGAGTTTCTCAGCATACTCATCACACATACGTTTATTTTTCGGCATGAAATCATTGTAATCCTCAATCATAGCCGATTTCATCTTTGAAAGACCAGACAAAACCGAATTAGCAGTATCTTTTACAAAAACAGTCATTATTTATTTTCCTCTTCTCGAGCTTGGTAAAGGGCATCAGCCTTAAACATTTCCTTGGCAGCTTCCTCAATCTCATTAGGGAAGTAACCCATGACGCACATCCGTTTTGTGCAAAATTCTAAGCATTCTTCGTAAGTCATTAACCTACAACCTCACAATCTAATTCCAACGCCCGTTTTGTCGCAGCTTTCTTGGAAGTGAAACCGTAGTAGTTCAGTGTCATACCACTTCCCACAGCTGTATCTACAGCAACCATGTACCAACACTTTTTAGAGTGTGCCCATGTGTCTTTGATAATCTTAACTTTCATCGTTTTCTCTCTCTCTTGATTATATTACTAGTATACACGAACAAATAAGGTTTGTCAACAGTTAATTT